TGCTGAAGGCCCGGCATTACATCCAGTTTATCGAGGAAGCACCGCTGTACCGCCGCATGCTGTACCAGGTGCGCATGGTCTGCAATATCGGCGCTTGGTGGAGCCACGCACTGGACGTCGACCGGTTTATCACTGCCAACGGGGTAGCAAATCCCCGCGCCGGCGTGATCCGGCACATCGCATTTTGGAATTGCCGGGGCCAGCTGGCTGACCTCGAGGCCGCAGCGAAGTGGCTCGATGAGGCGATCGCCCTGGCAAAAAACGAAACCGCTGCGGTCCCGGATCACCATCCAGTATGAAGACCGGCAGCAAGCGATCGAAGTACGGCGCGCGCAAATCCATTGTGGACGGCATCACCTTCGACAGCCAGGCAGAGGCTACTCGATACACTTTCCTGCGACACATGCAGCGGATGGGGACGATCGGCGGCCTACAGTTGCAGGTACGTTATCGGCTGATGGCCGGGGACACGGTGCTCAAGATCACATCACCAACCTATCCCAAGGGGCGCGCCGTGACCTACGTGGCGGATTTTGTCTACACCGAGAACGGCAAGACCATCATCGAGGACGTGAAGGGCATGCAGACGCCGGTCTACAAATTGAAAAAGGCGATCATGGCGGCGATGGGGCACGAGATCCGCGAACATAAGGGGCGAGGCTGATGCTGGCACAACAACAACGAGGGGCTTGTATGGAATCGAATTACCCCGGGGAAGATATCGACAGGGTGCGCGCTATCGTGCAGTGGGCATACTCGGAGCAGGGCGGTGTGGAGGGTTCGATTTTTGAGCTGTTCAGCGGACGGAAAACCAAAACCGCGAACATCAAGCCAAGCCGCCACCACGACGGCCTGAGCGCCTCCAGGGTCCACGCGACAGAAACCCGTAAGCAAGGCCGCGCGAGAATACCTATTGCCAGCGGGCGCAGCGGTGGCGAGGTTAAGCGCATTGTGGATACACTGCCTTCAACCGATCAACATTGGGTGCATTGGGTGTACAACCCGAGCCGTATACGCAAGGTGTTTGCAATTCAGCGCCTTGCCCCTGCAATGTGGAATCTGTACCAGCGCGAGAACGACTTAACCGGTGTGCATGGCAGAACGCTGGTTATCGCAAATTACATGGTCCGCATTCAACTGGAGCAGGCGCGCACCTATCCCAGCTTTCAAAAGTGGAGCGCTTCGCGGCCCGAGCAGTTTGCCAACAGCATCAGCAGATCATCATGGAGCGACACACATTCAGCACGCTGGAAGTCGATCCGTTCCATGCTGCTGCGGCTGGACGATCAGGCGCTTGCGGGCATCCAACGAGCGATGGCGCGGGCTAATCGGGCGCGTCCAGTTTAGCAATGACCCATGCCGACAGTTTCATGCCCTCGGACTGCGCCCGCTTTACGTACCCGGCCTTTCGGGACTGAGTGACCCTGACCTGTAGCCATGAGGAGGCGACAGCCTCCGGCGCTTTGGGCGGCTGGCCACGGCGCTTATCCATTATCACGCATCCACGCGATGTGCCGCACATAGGCGCGATACCAGTCGCGGCAGATACGAGCGAAAACTGCATCACTATCCCCGCTGTAACTAATCGTGCTGCCGGTCGTCGCGCCGTGGTCGCAAATTTGATTGCCCAGCGTACCCGGCTCTCCGTTCAGATCGACGTAGATGTAGGATTTGCCTGGGCGTGAGAATTCCAGTTTTTTACCTAATGTTTTGCTCTTGATTGTTAGTTTCATCTCATTCACTCCTGCTATGCCCCCGTAGGGGTTGTGTGTGGGTTAGTCGTTACCAAAAACAGCCAGCTCGGCAGCATTTACCCCTACAAAGTCAATTAATTGCTGTCTTGTGTAGGCGGGCGACTGCCATCCGTTGTGCGTGCAGATTTGGTAGCAATCAAAGTGAACAGAGTCTTTACACACAGCAACAACGGTCATCTCGATTCCAGCCGTGGTGTACTTAACCGGGGTAACTTTAGTTTGCATTTCCCTTCTCCCTATCCGGCGTTGTGCCGTCCATGTACGAACTATAGCCCTAGCAGGATTAAACGTCAATACGATTAATTGGATTCAGATATGATATTTTGTTATTACAATTAATCAGGATATGCCGAAAGAAAATTCTTGACGTTGCTGTATAAAATGTTCAGGATACAGGGCAGTTTATGTAGAGTTCCGATTTAGACCCCTGAATTTGAGAAGCCCGCCCCGAGCGGGTTTTTTTGTGCCCGAACATTGATCAACCTAACCCCTAATTGCCCGCCATGTGCGGGCTTTTTTTTGGCCGACAGAAGTGAGACAGCCGCCTCAGATGGACGAATTGAAGGTAGACGGCGGCATCGTTGCGGTAGTTCTGGCCGCACTTGGAACGGGGTGGGCCATGATTCGCATGTTTTTCAACCTCGTGAAGCGGGTGGAGAACAACGAAACGGACATCCGAGCGCTGAAGCTCGCACACGATGAAAAGCTGGACCAGATGCGAACTGACATCCAGACATTGGCTGACCGCACCGACAAACGGCACGACTCGATAGAGCACAAGATTGACAGGCTGATTGAGCGGGGAATGAGATGACCATCGTTTCCGACATCGTAAGCGGACTGGCCAAGCCCGTAACCGATCTGATCAGCGAATTCATCACCGACAAAGACAAAGCGGCACAGTTAGCGTTTGATATTTCCACACTGGCAGCGACTCAGGCGCACGCCCAGGTTTTGGCCCAATTGGCCGTAAATCAGGCTGAGGCGTCTAGCGGCTCCATGTTCGTCGGTGGCTGGCGTCCGGCTGTTGGCTGGGTGTGTGTACTGGCTATGGCGCTGAATTTCATCCTGACGCCAATGCTTGGCCCTGTGGTCGAGGCTTACACGCCGATAGTCATGGCCCCGCTTGAGATGGGCGAGATGATGCCGATTCTGCTTGGCATGTTGGGCCTGACCGCCGCCCGCACTTACGAAAAGCGGCAAGGAGTGGCAAAGCCGTGAAAACCGCCGCCTTCGTTGTATTAGTGTCCGTCTCCGTGATTGTGATCGCAGTTGTGTGGGCATTTTCGGCATTGGTGGCGCAGATATGACTGACGTGCAAGAAATGATCGCCCGAATTATTGGGCGAGAGGGTGGCTATGTTAACCACCCAAGCGACCATGGCGGACCAACGAATATGGGCGTTACTCTTGACGCGCTTTCCGAGTACAGGGGTGTTGGCGTCACTGCTGCCGATATCAAGAACCTGACGCGAGAGGAAGCAGAGGCAATTTTTTATGAGCGGTATTGGGTCGATCCCGGATTCGATCAGCTAAACGTATCGTCAACCGTGGCAGAAATGCTACTGGATATGAGCGTACACCACGGCGCTTTTGGCGCTGCGAAACTACTACAGAAGGCGGTCAATGTCATTCCTGATGGGCAGATTGGCGCAATAACGGAAAAGGCCGTCAATGGCACGCGAGGCCCAATATTGGCCGCAGCGGTCATGGGTGAACGTATAGCGAAATTGGGATCAATCATCACCAAAAACCCTAGCCAAGCGGTGTTTGCTGCGGGCTGGATGAATCGCATGAAAGAGCTGGTCAATCGGATTCCAAATGCCTGATTTCGTACTAAACTGCGCCGGCACGTCGCGCACGACCGGCACTGCAGGATATGTTATATCGGGCACGACCGGCAAAAGCCGGTCCATGGTTTCGGCTTTGACCAATGGGCAACAGGTCGCATATCACATCGAGTACAAGTCCAGCAAGGCCGGATTTGAGGATGGCATAGGCACCTGGAACAGCAGCACCTCCACCCTAGCTCGGACGGCTATCAGCGCATCCAGTAACGCTGACGCAGCAGTGTCTTGGGGCGTAGGTGAAAAGGTTCTCTATTGCACCGTCAACCCCGACATGCTCACCAATGCCAATTACCTGGCTACAGGCACCGTACCTGCAGCCCGTGTACCGGCAGGCACCACTGCCGATACTTTTGCGGTTGGCAATGATCCGCGTTTCGACACCATAGACCCCGTCGACATGGACCCAGCCGAGACTCTGGATGGAACCGAGATAATCCCCATCGTGCAGGACGGTGACGGGGCACAGACAACCGTGCAGGGAATTGCCGGAAACCCACTTACTGCGCAGCTTGGCCACGCCAGAAACACCAATAAGTCATTTAGCAACTTCACTAAGTTGTCAAAAAGTTTTATTGCTGCCGCCGGGTCTTCTGGTGTTGCTGCTGGTCTTGAGCCGTTCCTGTGTTATGCGAGCGGAACCGGGGCTGGCTTAGCAAACTTACAACTTTTCACGCAAACACCGGCGATGACGCTAGATACAGGGACGACAACAACAGGGCGCGTCTGCCTAGAGCACCTTGAGTACCCGATACTGTATGACCCTGTACAGTTTGATAGGGATTATCGAAAAACGGTGTCTATGGGGGGTAATCTGCCCGTCAGCGGTAATGATTTTATAATTCAGTGCGGTTTTTTGGACAGCGCGCCCGAAATAGCGACTCTCGGTACTGGACTAGGCGTATTTTTTGAGCTGAAAACGGGTGATACAAATTGGCAAGCATGCTGGATAAGCCGCACATCAGGGGAGTCGAATTATCGTCGAGTGGATACCGGCGTATTAGCTAGCACCTCGACCACTTACACATTCAGAGTGCATTTAAGGTCGTCACAAACTGTCAGTGCCGATAGAAAAGCTGATTTTTATATTAACAACGAACTGGTAGCCAGCATTTTACATAATGACACCGGCGTTACAGTCATGCCAACTAACACAAGGCTGAGCATGGCAGAGGTGGTGAAAAAATCCTCGGGGTCTACCGGAGGGGCCATCACAGTTGTCGCGCATTATAGTGAAATCGAAGCCTTATACCCGTCCAGAGAAGGTATGTCGCCGTGAAAATCGCTATAAACGGCGTGCCAATAACCTTTGGCGGCTTAAAAATATCTTTTCCATCGCCAAGAATCACAGTCGCCGGGGAAGAGTTAAGTCGGCTCGGCTCGCGCTTTAAATCGTGGGGCTATCAGCATCTTAATTACGAGTACATGGCCGACTATTTCTTGCTGGGTGGCGCACCGGAGCGGGCGCAGGTTGCACAAGATATTTACGGCAATCGGCGGATGGGGGCCAATTCCATCCGGCTGCATATGGACTTGTGGTGGTTTATCGATGGGCCGGATAAAGACAACCTGGAAATGGTGCAAACACCGCTCGACAACCTGATTTTCTTTTTGGACGTTTGCAGGCGCAACGGAATCTATGTGCTGCTCGCGGGCAATAACACATGGGACCCGACAGTGATCCCGAGTTGGTTTGATGATCTCACCTACACCGAGCGGTGGGACGTAAGCCAATTCTACTGGGAGGGGATTGCGACCGCAGTTGTCGCTGCCGGGCATTCGACCACTGTGCTTGGATATGAGCTCGCTAACGAACCCAGCATGAGCACAGACCCTGATTGGGAATGGTATGGCGATGATGTTTTCGGAGTTGGGATATTCTACCGTCACCTGATCGCCCGAGGCGCTGAAGTTAACGGGACTACAGTCAGGAACTGGATCACGCAACTGCGTGACGCAATTAAAGCCATCGACACAAAGGCGCTTGTCACATTTGGCGCGCTCCCGTATTGGGATGATGAGGACTTTCCGGTAACTATCACGGCCTTCGCGTATGAAAACACCGAAGACTTGCTGGATTTCATGTCACCTCACTGTTACCCGCCCTTTGTGTTTTTCGGCCAAACACAGGAAGAAATGATGGGGTATCTCATCGGGTGGACAGCATCGACCAAGCCGCTGGTTATCGGAGAAACATCACTTTGGTCTACCACAGAAAATAACGCCGAATACATGGACTATGTGGTTGATTATTACGACGGTGTAATTAATTTCTCCTATGGGTATACGCCCGGAGAGTTTACAGTCCCGCCTGATTTGCCAAAGTTCCCGTGCGACCCAGCCACGCCCGACAACATCTATCAGGCGCAGCGTGGGCAATTGGAGCAGTTCAATAGCTACCGTGAAGCGTTTCTAGTATGAGCTGGTACAACCTTGACCCAGCAGGAGCCGCCAGGAGTGCTGATGGACCCGCCCCCAGGCTGCACGGATGATTCCCGGCAACGGCCCCATAGGCTCGACACCGCTGGGTGGGGATCCGGTTGCTTACTTCGCAGACAACCAGGTTGCCGCGATATATGAGTTCGTGAGTCCGCTGCTCACACTAACCCAAACGAGAGTAGGCCCCTGTATGCAGTCAATCACAATGGCGCAAGGCGAAAGCCTGGGACTGACGTATGGGCTTGGCAGCGACGCGGTATACGACTTCATGTGTGAGGTGGCGGTTAAATCCATAAGCGGCGACGTAGTCCACCGGCAGGAGCTGGAGGACTTGAACGAGGACGGCACGCGATTCGTTGGCATCCTGGGCAAGGATGTGACCAAGGATTTCGAACCCGGCGATTACTACTTGGTTGCCGACCTGTGGAACGAGGACACCGGCGAAGCCAGGGAGTACCAGGCATTACTCGCAGTCACAGCGCAGGCTCTTGAGCAGATAGCGGATTAAGGCAATGGCAATGGCAAAACCCAAAGTAGTGACAGCAACCGTGCAGCAGGCTGGTGCAGCGCATATGCATGCGAGCGCGTACACAATCGGCGACAAGGTGCGCAACCGGCACATCGATCAGGTGGGCGTCGTCGATACGGTGGCGATAAATGCTGCAGGGGCGTGGTACTACGTCACTACACAGTCCGGTATGTCTGTCGGTTGGTGGCACGAAACCGACATCGCGGGTGCTCCGAGGACGTTGCCGCCGGCCGAGAAGACGCAGGCCTAGACGGATGGCCGCGTTGACTAGCCCACCCACCCCCGTCTGGGTCCTTCCATAGCCCAAGGCTATTACGGGTGGCGGGCCTCGCGATATTTCGCTATTTCCCGGGATTTTCCAGGGAATTGGTTGTTGATGATTATGACTTCGGACTAGGCAATGGGCGATGTCAGAGAGGACGCGCTACTAAACGGCCGGCAGTGCGCTGAAAGTATCGGGATCTCGCAGACCGCATTCCTGAACTGGAAGATCCCTGCAGTCGGCACTAAGGGGCGGCAGAAACTCTACTCGCTCAAGGCGGTGCTGGAGGTCTATCGCGAGCGATGCCGGCGAGAACTGGAAAAAGAGCTTCGCCAGGAAATCGTTGCCGAGCTCTCCCGCTCGGGTGATGGTTCCGGGCTGCCAGACGACTACGAGCTTGTGCGCCTCGAGCTGGAAAAGGAGCGCACCCGACTCACCCGGGCCCAGGCCGATGGCCAAGAACTGAAAAACGAAATCGCCCGGCACGAGGTCGCGCCGTTTGACTACCTGGTGTATGTCCTGGGAAAAACTGCGAACGAGATCGCGGGGGTGATGGACGCGCTGCCGGTCGAGATGATGCGCAAGCTGACATTGAAGCCGCAGGAGGTCGAGAAGGTCAAAGGGATCACGGCTCTGGCAGCCGATGCAATCGTGAACCTGGGCAATCAGGAGTTTCTGGAGGCAGCGCTTGACGAGTTTATCGCGCAAGCAGATCAGTAACGCCGCTCACAGTTTCAGGATTGCGCTCGATGTGCTGCGCCGGCCGCTGCCGGTCACGCCCTCGGACTGGGCTGACGCCAATTTTTTTATGTCGGCGGAGTCGTCATACATCGAAGGGGTGTGGCGCACCAGGCCTTTTCAGCGTGTACCGCTGAACATGATGGGCAATGACGCGATCCAGGAGCTGGATATTTTCAAGTCCGCCCGGGTCGGCTACACCAAGCTGATCATGGCCGCCGTCGCCTACATGGCGGAGCACAAACGCCGGAACCAGATTATTTACCAGCCGACCGACCAGGCGGCAAAAGAGTTCATGAAAAGCCACGTCCAGCCGATGATTCGGGACGTGAAGCCGGTCCGGGCCCTGGCGAGCTGGTACGGAAAGCGCCACCCGGACAACACGCTGGACGTTAAAACATTCGACCACCGCCGCAAGCTGTATGTGATGGGCGGGGCTGCTGCCAAAAATTTTCGGGAAAAATCAGTCGACACCGTTTACATGGACGAACTCGACGGGTTCGACCAGGACATTGAGGGCGAAGGGCGCCCAGACAGGCTTGCTAACAAACGAACTGAGGGTAGCTATTTTCGCAAGCTGATTTGCGGCAGCACTCCAACAACAGAACTCGACTCGATTATTAACAAGCGCGCAATGGTGGCGGACTGCCTGTTGCGATGCCACATTCCATGCCCGCATTGCGGTCATGCGCAGCATCTCGAGTTTGGCAACATGCAGATGCTGGAGAGAAAGAAGCCGGAGACGACGCAGTATGCCTGCGTTGGGTGCGGTGCATTTTTCGATTACCGCCGGTCGCAGGAACAGCAGATTAACTGTTTCTGGCGAGATCCGGAACGGGGCATTACGACCTATGACGGATTTGATTTTTTCGATATCGACGGCGAACCGATAGAGACGCCGCGCCATGTGGCGGTGCATATCTGGTCCGCCTACAGCCCGATGACGACCTGGGAAGTCATCATGCGCGAGTTTCTGGCGCAGAAGGACAACCCGGTGGAGTTCCAGACCTGGGTAAACCAGACTCGCGGCGAAACATGGAAAATCCTTGGTGATGCTCCGCCATGGAAACCTCTGTACGACCGCACGCGCGGGGACGCATTCACCCCAAACATCATCGCCGAGTGGGTAACGATCATCACCTGCGGCGTGGACGTGCAGCGCAACCGTCTAGAGCTGGAGCTTGTCGGCTGGGGTGAGGGCAAGCGCAGTCAGTCCATCGACTACCGCGTGATCATGGGGGACACGTCGAACCTGTCGGCCAGCGGCCCTTGGGAAGAGCTCCGGGCGCTGATCCGTTCGGAGTGCTGGACGCACCAGGGCGGCACGTTCCTGCCGGTCAGCTGCACGGCGATCGACTCGGGCGACCAGACGCAGACCGTTTACACGTTCTGCCGGGAGTTCGCGCAGCCGCAAGTGGTGCCGATCAAAGGCATGGACAACATGACGGTGCTGGTGGGTATTCCGAAGCCAGCGGATGTATCGGCCGGCGGCAAGACGATCCGCCGCGGCGTGATGGTCTGGCCTGTCGGGTCGTCGCTCCTGAAGGACGAATTATATTCAGCGCTGAAGCTGGAGCGCCCCACCGCAGAGAGCGGCGATCCGCTGCCGCCGTTGTGGTGTGATTTCCCCGAGTACGGGGAGGATCATTTTAAGGGCTTGTGCTCTGAACAACGGATGCGCAAAAAGAACAAGCGGGGCTATACGGTGCATGAGTGGGTCAAGGTCCACGAGCGCAACGAGCCCCTGGATTGCCGCAACTACGCGCGGGCAGCGGCTGCCATCAAAGGCATAGACCGCTGGAAGCCGGAGGACTGGCGGGCGCTGCGGGCAAGCCTCGGCGCCAAGGAGCCGGCGGGCACCACCACAAAGCACGGCGTTACGTTTCGTAAGTCGACATTCTGGAATAAGTAATGGCCTACACCCAAACACAACTGGATGCCATCCAGGAAGCGTTAGCGCGCGGCGTTCTGGAAGCCACCCTGCCCGATGGTTCGAAGGTGCGCTATCGGTCGCTGGATGAGATGGAGCGAATTATCAACAAGATGGAGTCGAATATCAGCGCGCCGCGCAATAACGTCGTATATCCGTCGCACTCGCGGGGCTATGAGTGAAGCCGCCGATTACTGAGCGGGTACTTCTCGCGGTTGCGCCTGGCTGGGCTGCCTCACGCGCGCGCGGTCGCCGGGAGTACCTGCAGCACTCGGTCGCCACTGAGCACCTGCGCAAGTACGAAGCCGCCAGCTCTGGCCGGCGCACGGATGGATGGAAGCGGCCCAGCTCCTCGGCCAACGCAGAAGTTTTGTCAAGCCGGGAAACGGTACGCAACGGCGCCCGGCAGTTGGTGCGCGACAACGGGCATGCCGCCAACGCGCTGAATGTGCTGGAAAGCAATGTCATTGGCACCGGTATCCACCCGGATATTGAGTCCGGCAACGACAGAATGAATTCGCTGCTGGAGGAGATCTGGCAGGAGCACTGCGAAAAGGACGCGAGCGGCGCGGAAGAGGTTGGGAATTTCTACGACCGGCAGAGCCTGGGCTTTCGCAGCATCGTAGAGAGTGGTTCGGTGATCCTTCGGCAACGCCGGCGTGCCGATGGCGCGCTGCCCTACCGCGTGCAACTGCTGGAGCCTGATTACCTGTCGCCGATGAACGACGGCACGAAGGGTAATAGCGTCATTATTGGCGGCAAAGAGTACAACTCACGCGGCGAGCTGGCGGCGCTGCACCTGTACACCGTGCACCCGGGCGATGCCTACAACTTTTCGCACGGATTCGGCAAAACGGTGCGTGTTGACGCGCGGGATATCAGCCACGCCTACCGCATGGACCGCCCTGGGCAGATGGACGGCGTGTCTTGGCTCGCTCCAGTGATGGGCACCCTGCGCGATCTGGGCGACACGCGGGACGCATACCAGCTCCGGCAGAAAATTGCGGCCTGTTACACGGTTTTTGTGCACGGGGATGAAGTAGGTCCCAGCGCCGCATCGGAAGCTACGCCGATCTCCGACCACATAGAGCCGGGGCGCGTTGAATCTCTGCCGGTCGGGCGCGACGTCACGTTCGCGAACCCGCCCGGCGTGGACGGCATGTCGGATTTTGACCGCGATCAGCTTCTGACCATTGCCGCCGGTATCGGGATGCCCTACGAGGCGCTGACCGGCAACCTGCGGAACGTCAATTTTTTGTCTGGCCGCATGGGCTGGCTTGCGTTCTACCGAAACATCGACAAGTGGCGTTCTCGCATCGTGATTCCGCGCATGTGCGAGCCAGAAATGCGGTGGTTCTTCCAAGCTGCCACGTTAAAGCTCGGCGATCTTGGCCGCGTGCAAGTTACTTGGACATCTCCGCACCGCGACCTGCTGGACCCTGTGAAAGAGATCAAAGCCCTGCGCGAAGAAATGCGCCTGGGCGCGCTCTCTTATCCCGACATGGTGCGGATGAGAGGCCGGGACCCGGAAAAAGTGGTCTCGAGCTTCGAAAAATGGGCGAAAAAGCTCGATGAGAAAAAACTGGTGTTCGACTGGGACGCCACCAAGGTCAGCCTGGCCGGGAACGCAAACCCTGCTGAAAAAGACGATGAGGACGAAGAATGACAAACGCAGCGAGAAAATCCGAGACGGTCGACGTCCCGATGCTGGATATCCGGGCCGCCATTCAGCCTGCATCGCTCGATGTCGAGGCGCGGACCGTTACATTCATCGCCAGCACAGGTGCCCGAGGCCTGCGCAGGAGTTGGAACGGCGATTACTACGAAGAGCTGGACGTCTCCGACACCGCTATCCGCATGGGTCGGCTGCAGAACGGCGCTCCGTTCCTCAATTCGCACGGCAGCTGGGATGTCAGCGATGTCCTGGGCGTGATCGTCAAGGCGTGGATTGAGAACGCGGCGTTAATGGTGACCGTCCAGTTCAGCAAGCGGGCCTATGTAGAGCCGATTTTCCAGGATATCCGCGACGGCATCCTGCGGCATGTGAGCATCGGTTACAGGGTTTATGAATACGTAGTCAGCGAGAAGCAGGGCGAGCTGGATGTGCGCCGCGCCGTTGACTGGGAGCCCATGGAGGTATCCGTGGTTCCAATGGGTTTCGACGACGCAGCGGTTTCTCGCAGTGCCGAAAAGCAAGTAAGTCAGGCAAAACTAACGTACCGGGGCGAAGGCCTCACAACTGAAGGAGGGCGGATCATGCCCAATGTAAACGAGCAAGAAAACACCCCGGCGGTTGTGGCTGACCCCGGCCCCGAAACCCGAGGCGTCACTACCGAGGAAGTAACCCGCATTGCCAACGAGGCCGCCACCCGAGCAGCCGAGGAAGGCGCACGCGCAGAGCGTAAGCGCGCTGCCGATATCCGCCAGGCTGTAACAGCCTCCGGTCTCGGCGATGAACTGGCCACGCGATTGATCAACGAGGGCGTCGATATCCACGCCGCCCGCGAGCAGATCATCGATGCATGGGCGGCTGCTGAACCCGGCGACACGCGCGGCATCCGCACCAGCACCGATCACACTGTGGTTGAGGCAATGCGTGATGGTGCCGTGAATGCGCTGCTGCACCGCGCCAATCCCTCGATCGAACTGACCGAAGGCGGCAAGGCGTTCCGCCATATGTCGCTGGTTCGCCTGTGCGAGGACCTGCTGCAGCGTCAGGGCGTCAACTGCCGTGGCCTGTCGCCGATGGAGATCGCCACCCGCGCGATCAGCACCAGCGACCTGACCAACATCGCCGGCTCCACCATGAACCGCACGTTGCGCCAGGGTTACGATTCCGGACGGCGTACGTTCGTCGGTGTGTTCCGCCAGGGTACTGCTCCGGACTTCCGCTCAATGTCTCGCGTGAATCTCTCCGGTGCTCCGTCGCTGCTGGAGGTCAAGGAGAACGGCGAGTTCACATACGGCGCCGTGACCGACGGGAAGGAAACGTACCAGCTCGCCACCTATGGCCGCATCCTGCCGTTCACCCGACAGATGATCATCAACGACGACATGGGGGCACTGACCCGTATCCCTATGATGTTTGGTCGCGCCGCGGCGGATCTGGAAAGCGACATTGTGTGGGGGATCATCACCGCCAACGCCGCCCTGGCCGACACCATCGCGCTGTTCCACGCCAGCCACGGCAACCTGGCCGCGAGTGGCGGGGCTATCGACATCACCACTGTAAGCGCTGGTCGCGCTGCGATGCGTGTTCAGACGGGCCTGGAAGGCCGCCTGATCAACGTGATGCCGCGATTCCTGATCACAGGCGCGAATTACGAGACGGCGGTCGACCAATTGCTGGCAAGCATCACGCCGGCGACTGTTGCCGCCGCCGTACCCTCGGAACTGCGCTCATTGCAGCCCGTGATCGAGCCGCGCCTTACCGGCAACCAGTGGTATCTGGCGGCTGATTACAACCAGGTGGATACCATCGAGTACTCCTACCTGGAAGGCAACCAGGGCGTCTACATCGAGACCGAAATGGGCTTCGAGGTCGACGGCATCAAGATCAAGGCACGCCACGATTTCGCGGCGAAAGCGATCGATCACCGAGGCATGTACAAAAACCCCGGCGCTTGATTCTGGGCACTGACAAATAAGGCCCTTCGGGGCCTTTTTTTACGAACAATTTTCAGGAGTACTTCACATGGCTACAAATCAAGTGCAGGACGGCAAAATCTTGACCCTTATCGCGCCTTCTGGCGGTGTAGTGTCCGGTGCCGGTTATGTCATCGGCTCGCTGTTCGTCGTGGCTCTGGTCACGGCGGCGGAGGGCGCTTCATTCGCGGGAGCAACCGAGGGCGTTTTCGAGATGACCAAGGTGGCATCTGGTAGCGGCAAGGCGTTCACCGCCGGCGAGCACATCTGGTACAACAACACCAGCAAATCGTGGGATAAAACCGGCTCTGGCCTATTCCAAATCGGTGTTGCAACGGAAGCTGCCGCCACAACTGCGACGGCCTGCAAGGTGCAGATCAATCGGCGCGTGCTGGCAGCAACCTAACAGTGTTTGACGACATGGCGCGCAGCGTGGCCGGTACTCTCTCTGGCGTATTCGGCGACACTGCGCGCATTTCGCGCGGCCAACAGGCACCGTGGAATATCCGCGCCATTGTGCGCAAGGACATCGAATTACTCGACGACCAGGGTCAGGTTGTGACGCGCACCAATACCATCAGGATTGCGCACATCGACACAGAAATCATCCCGCTGCGCGGTGATCGCGTAGATTTCGGTTGTGCAACCTACACGCTCGGCAGGCGGCTTGCCGACGACGGCTACGCCTATGTTTTTGAGGCGACGCTGTGAAGCTGTCATTTAAGTTTGAAAACCTCGAACAACTGCGCCAGGTTTACGACCCGGCCGTTGTCGAGAAGGCTGCGCACGCGACGGTAAAGCAGCTGCAGTCGAAGGCAGCGACGGAAATCAGCAAGACAGTGCGGCAGCGTTACAATGTTAGCGCTGCGGCTATCAAGTCCGTCATGACGCCCAGGGTCAAAGTCAGCGGCGGAGTGCCTACTGGATTTTTGATCTATCTGAGCAAGCGTATCTCGCTGCGCCATTACGCAACAGGTTCCCGCCCAAAGATCAAGACCAGGCGAGGCATTCGCTACGGCGCAAGGGTGAAGGAGTACAGGAGTAAGCGCGCAGAGATTGTGCCCGGGGCGTTCTTCGGCACCGCAAAAACCAGCGGCAGCGGGCAGATATTCCAACGGCTTGGACCTTCCAGGCTTAAAATCAAAAAACTCACCGGCCCTGCTATTGCGCAAATGGTTGGGGGTGAAGCTCCGATCAAGGCACTGAACGACCTGGTGCAGCGTGAGGGAGATGAGAAGTTTGCGCACAACCTCGACCACTTCCTGAAAAAGCAAACCGGCATCCGATGATCGCGGAATTTATCGACTACCTGCAATACGCGGGGGTGACCCCGCGCGTGCTGTTTGCGTTCACCACTGACCCGGTGGAGGACTACACCGAGGAGCTGCCGGTAATCATGGTGTACCCACAAGGGTACTCCGCGCAGCCGAGCGAGATCGACAACCTGGTCGTTCAGGCGGTGGATATGGAAATCGTCTGCCTGCTGGGCTGCAAAATCGAGGACTACGAGACGCTCCTGGCAGAAATGCAGGCGGCAGTCATCGGATGGACCTACGAACACTATGACGCATTCGAGCTGGTCGGCGGATCCATTGAAGGCATCAACAGCGGGTACATCTGGTGGCGTGAAACCTACACCACCCGCGTCCAATTCAGGCAATCAACGTAACCGGAGGCAGATATGTCGCGCGAAGGCGGGAGTTATCTCATTGACAAAAGCGGCAAGAAGACACTGGTAGAGCGCACCTTGCCTGCCGGTTCCGCGCCGTCCGAATCCACAGCGGAGGCAGTCGCCACCGAAAAAGCGAAAGAGGTGAGCAGCAATGAAAACGAGAAGTAAGTATCTCCTGGCGAAAATGGAGACGACCTACGGCACAGACCCTACGCCTGCCGCCGCGAATGCTATCATCACTGGAAACCTGGCCCGAGATATTTACGCTGGGAATACGGTCACACGTGAGAACGATCGCACCGCGCTGGGTGCCCGGGAGGTCATTAATACCGCACCGATGGTGATGCAGACGTTCACAGCCGAGATGATGGGCTCAGGAACTCTCGGAACGCCGCCAAACTATGGCTGTATCCTGCGCGCGTGCGGATTCGATGAAACCATCACTGCGTCCACGAAGGTAGAATACCTGCCGGTGTCAGCGTCCTACGAGTCCATCACGACGTATTACGACCGGGGCGGCGAGCGGCAGATATCCAAGGGCATGCGCGGCACTGGCGGACTCTCGTTTGCAGCCGGCCAGATCCCGCGATTCAACTTCAGCCTGACCGGGTTTTATCAAAAGCCTGCCATTGCCACGATGGTCACGCCGGCGCCGACACCGAACATCAAGCCGCGCCCGGTGAACAAGGCCAACACGCCCACCTGCACTATCGGCGCCTATGCCCTGATTCTGCAGTCGCTGGATATCGATTTTGGCAACCAGGTTCCGTACATGAACATGGTTAACTACGAGGAAGTGCTTATCACCGACCGCCTGATGAGCGGGACAATTGTGTGCCTGGCGCCGCTGGTCAGCGACAAGGATATGTTCGCCCTTGCTGAGAGCCACTCCAGCATCACCACCAGCGCATTCCAGCTGATCCACGGTGCGACGCCGAATATTATCCAGCTGGATGCACCGGCCATGCAGATCACCAGCATCGCCGAAACCGACATCAACGGCGAGCAGGGTTATACCCTCGGTTTTGTGCTGCTGCCCAGCACGACCGACGACGAGCTGAAAATCAGCTTCCTGTAACGAATTCAGCCCGCCCGCTTTACGTTCCCATTGCCTGGCGACTCGGAGAAATCCGGGGGCGCGGCGGGCTGATCTTTTAAATCAGGCAATGACATAAAAGGCAATCAACTATGGCAATTCTGAAAGGCGTTAAAGACCGTATTGACGTGAAGGTCACGGCAGTAGTCGAGACCGACAATGGCAAGGACATCAACGTCCCGTTTGTCGTCACCTACAAAAAGTGCACCGTGCCCGAGACGGTCGAGATCGAAGAAAAGCTCAAGACACAACTTGACGCGGCCGGCAACGTGACTGCGGAGCCTTTGAGCGACCCGGATCTGGTGAAGATGCTGGTGCTCGGCTGGTCACAGGTTCCCACCCAGACGGGCGAGGAATACGAATTCAGCGACGAGCACCTTGCTGAGATGCTGGATACGCGCGAATACCTTGTTGCGCTGGTGACTGGCGCAAAACAGGTGCTGTGGGGGAGGGAGGCTGTTCTCGCAAAAAACTCAATGAGGCCGGGGCTGCGTGGGCGTTAGAGCTTCGGTCTGCTTTTAATACACCCACTGATCTGGACGAAAACGACGGCAGTCAGAACATCCTTCTAAGCGAGGATCAGGCGCCACCAGAAGAGCCGGAACGGGAGGACTTCTTTATACACCCATCCGGGTGGCGGGCTTTCCAGATTTTTCAAGCCTGCGTCACCCAGTGGCGCGTTATCGCATCAATGAGTGGCGTGCGATTTCAGGGCCTCGATTACACCGCAGTCTGGACAGTGATCAACGGCCAGAAAGTGAAAAAACCCCGCCGGATATTCCGGCAAATCCAATCTCTGGAATCTGGCGCGCTGCGAGAGATCAATGGCTGAGAAAACCTATCAAACGACACTGCTGATTCGGGGCGACTCGAAAGACGCCGTGCGATCCGTGCAGTTGACGCGCGAGGAGCTGGACAAACTGACCGGCACGCAGCGCAAAGCCACGGACGAAACCGGACGGCTGAGCGGCGCGTATGAAAAACTGGCGTCGGTTGGCAAGGCTGTGGGTATCGGTTTGGCTGCTGCGGTGGCCGGCGGCGCAACGGTACTGCGTACCGTGATCAAAAACACGGCCGAACAAGACCGCGTGACGGCTCAGCTCAACGCCACACTGAAAAGCACCGGGGGCATCGCAGGAAAAACCGCCGACGACCTATTGCGCACCGCATCAGCACTCCAAAAAATCACCACGTATGGCGACGAGGCCATCATCTCCGCGCAGTCGCTGCTGGCGACATTCAAGAACATCAACAAGGACGGCGAAATATTCGACCGCACCACGCGCGCCGTTCTCGATTTGTCCACAGCCATGGGCACCGACCTGAAATCCTCTGCAATTCAGTTGGGCAAGGCACTGGAGAATCCCACCAAGGGCATCAGCGCCCTGACTCGTTCTGGCGTCTCGTTTTCTGAGGCCCAGAAAGAGGTCATCAAGTCACTCGCTGAGTCTGGCCGTTTGGCCGAAGCGCAGACGATAATTCTGAAGGAGCTGGAGACGCAATTCGGTGGATCTGCCGAGGCCGCCCGCAACACTATGGGCGGGGCATTAAAGGCTCTGAGCAACTCCTGGGGAGACCTGTTCGAGGTCCAGCAAACCGCCTCAGCGGGCATGACGGATTCCGTAAACAGCCTGAATGCGACGATATCGGACCCGTCCTTTAAGTCGGCGATAGATTCGGTGATTCACGGACTGATCGATATAGTCAACTGGGCGGCAAAGGGCGCAGCGGCCCTTGTGTGGATGTTTCAGACGATGGCTGGCACCCAAAACCAGGGGTTGGTTGACCTGTCGGACAGAATCGACGAGGTAACCAAATCTCTCGCCAGCATGGAAAAGCAGGGCCGCGGTGGATCGTTGGCAGCGCAAAAGAACCGCGCAGCGCTGAAAGAACTGCAAAAGCAGTACGACGAACTAGAAGCCTCAATTATTGCGGCCAGCAAGCCTGTCGAGCAGCTTTCCCCGATCATGGTCACCGCTGAACAGCGCACCACAAAGCTGTCGGTCGCCACTCAATCCCTCGCCAAATCCTGCGACACGGTAAAAATGTCTGTCGCTGACCTTTCCCCCATCATCGTCACCGCCACACGCAAGACCGCAGACTTTGGCACAACCTCGGAGGATGTGGCTTCTACCACATCTGGGGTATGGGAGGACGTGCGCACCACTCTGTCAGGCATGTTCTTTGAGATGGCTGCTGATGGCCAGAATGCCTTTGATGTACTCGTGAACGGCTTCAAGGCCATGATAGCCAAGATGGTGGCCGAGGCCGCAGCGAACACTATCCTGTTGGCTGTCGGTGTCGGGGCTGCTGGTACGGCGTCAGCTGGTGGAGCCTCCGCCGCTGGCGGGGGTGGCGGTATTGGCAGCCTTTTCAGCACCGCATCGTCCGGTTATTCGTGGCTCAAAGGTGGTGGTATCGGCAGCTCGGTACAGGGCGGCTTTAACGCGCTGGCTACCGGCTACGAGGGTGTTGCGCAGTTTGCATCCCAACAGGGCTGGCACGGCGTAGCGGGTGCGGCGCAGACATCGGCAGGGCAGTATACCGGTGGACTGGGTGCCAGTGCCGCAAATCTGGGGCTCAATGTTGGGGCTGGCATGATCGGCACTTATGCAGGCCAGCAGGTGTTTCAAAATAAGGGTTCTACGGGCATCGGCGCAACAGGTGGCGCAATTGTTGGCAGTATCTGGGGCCCTATCGGAACCGCTGTCGGCGCGTTCGTTGGCGAGGGTATTGAAAAAGCCTTCGCGTCTGCCTTCGGCTATAGCGGCCAGAAGAAAAACCGGGCGTCTATTGGATTCGACACATCGACCGATTACGCGGCGGCGCTCGGCGGCAAGCACGACAAAGACAATTTGCGCAACGCAAACGACCTGTTTTCCGTCATCAACCAGATGGCTGACATGCTGGGCGGCAATCTCTCGGGCACGATCCGCGTCAGTAATCGCGATGGCGTGGAGATCAGCGGCCTGGGCAAATTCAAGTCATCGACCGAGGCGTTCAACGCGGTGGTGAAAAAGCTGGTGGAGAGCTCCACCACGATCACCGCCGAGCTGAAGCCGCTCATCTTGAACATGAAGGGCACAGCAGAGGAAATATCCCGGTTTGCGGTGGCCATTTCCTCGATCGACACGATGGCCGGGATCAATACGGTCACGAACTCGATCAAGGATTTCGCGGCGGTTCAGCCCACGGCGGCGCAGTCGTACCAGGCCCACACGGACGCCCTGATGGAGCAGATCCGCGCGTTCGACGGCTCGCTGTCGGCGGCCGAGTCGCTCAACGCCGTGCTCTACGAGAACAAAACAGCCGCGTATGAGTTCGCCACGGCCATCCAGAGCATCGGCAAATCGATCAGTGACCAGGCGGCCGCCCAGGCCAACGAGCTGCGAGAATCGGCGCTCACTCCCCAGCAGTTGCTGGATAAGCGCATCGGTGAGTCTGCCTACCTGAAGTACGGCCTGGAAAGACAGACTGACCCTGAAAAGGCGGCGGGGATCGCGCAGCGCATCCTGGCTTTGGATAAGCAGATTTTCGGCTCGATCACGGACGCCCAGCAGGCAGCGAACGCAGAAGCGTTTGCGGCGATGGCCGAGGAAACCAACTCGACGTACCAGTCTATCCAGAAGAAGTTCCTGGACGGAATGACCTCGACCCAGGAGACGGTGAACCAGCAGGTGATAACAGCGCTGCGAGATGCCACGGCGCAATTGGCTACCGGGATGCAAAAAGCCGCCGACACGCAATTGCAGGCCGCTAACATTATGCTGGCAGCGGCGCAGTCCAGTGGCGGGCGCGGGCAGGTGGCTGTATGAGCACTGTCGCGTTCCCCTCCGGTTACAACCTCTCGCGCTCCAGTACGTTCCGGCACCACCCTGCAGCTGCGGTGGACATTATGAGCGACGGCACGCCGCGCGCGCGCACGCTGACCACTGGCCGATTCGTGACAGTCTCCTGCCTGTTTGAGTACCTCACCCTCTCGAAAATGCAAATTCTGATGCTTTTTTTGCTTGTAAACGAAGGCAACACGGTGACGTGGACCATCGACGGCATCAATTATTCCGGGAAGGTCACCAACGGCCAGCAGCGCTCGATGACCGGCCCGTTGTTTTCCGTCACATTTGAATACTACGCGCAGATACTATGACCGTCGGAATAACCACAGGCCAGTTCAACAATACTGGCGAGACTTCAACGCGCCCCATTCGCGTCCTGCGACTGGAGCACTCCGGCTCACTGGAGTTGATCAGCGAAAACGGGGACATTGAATTCAACGGCGAGCTGTTCTCGGCCGGGGGCATCATGGCCATGAGCGTGGAGGATGGCCGACGCGCTACCCTCACGCTATCCGGCAGCACCACCCGAATCGCGGAGTCCGTGGCCGGCCGCTGGCGCAACGGTAAAATCTGCCAAATCTACGCCGTTCCCGGCCTGCCCACTGACACCGGTGTCTACGACCTCGCGGATGGTGTCCTGCTGCTGGACGGCATTATCGATGCCTCTGGGTATTCCGGCGGCGTGGTGACTGTCCGCGTGGTGCATAAAAGCCTGAACGGCAGACTTACCCCGCGCCAGACCTTCAACCTGTATTCCGAATACATCCCTCCGCCCAACTCAATTGTCGAGTGGGAGGGAGAGTCCTACATGCTCAGGTCCAGACGATGACAGCAACCGGCAGCCTGCGCGGAGTATTGACAGCCCGCGAGATCAACTCTTTCCGCTCGGACGGGCTCGACACCAACGGCATTGAATCCACTGCTGCAGGAGCTCCGGTCCCGCCCGCGTTCGGCAACGTCACAATCCCTGGCCTGATCTCGCTTTCCGGTGTTGACGGTTCCGGCGATGGTATTTTCCGCGTGTTCTGGTGTGCCGGTGAGATTTACCAGATCGACGATGTATACATCAACGGCGAGGCTCTCCCGTCCAGTGTGGAGGTCAGGCACTACCGGGGCGCTATCCATCAGGGCGTCGATGATCTCGTGGAGTCCATCACCACCCTCACCGGATATGCGGAAACGATGGTGCAGGACTATCCGGCGGGGCTATGCGCTGTTGCTTACTCGGTGTTCAGGATTCCTGCCGGCGCTATCTCAGGCGCGCCCAGATTCCAAGCTGTCGGACGCTGGGCCGTGGTCTATGACGTGCGCAAGAGCCTGGTCTCGGATTACATCTTTGACGATGTGGTTGGATACAACCTCGATTTCACGCAGGCGGCTGACGGCACTGGCACCACGGGCGTGGATCTTTCCTACAACGCGCACACGGTAACCTGGTCGGGCAATGCCCAGGTATCTGGCGGGGAAGCGACATTCGACGGCAACGGCGACTATCTCACCCTGCAGGACACCACTGCTGCCGATTTTGGCACTGGCAAGTGGACGCTGGAGGTCTCGATTGCGACGTCCGACACCACCGGCACGCAGCACATATTCAGCAAGGGCGACGGGGCGAGCGACAGGGCTATCATCCTGTCACTTATCACTGATGATCTGTACGTCTCGATGTCGAGCACCGGCACCACGTGGGATATCGCCTCTGTTGTCCTCCTGAAAACCGCCGTATCACCGACGGGTGCAGCCCGCATCACGGTTGAATACACTGAGCGCGAATACCATTTTTACGTTGACGGATTCCACGTCCACGTTATCCAAAACGCTGACCCTCTCTTTGCCACCACGCGCCCGGTCCGGCTCGGACTGTACGACGGCGGCACCGCGACTGATGGATTCAACGGCACCATGTACGGCTGCCGCATGACCAAAGGAGTCTGCAGGTACGGCGGCGTGCACGGCTCGATTGTGGCCGGGACTCCGCTGCCGTATCAGGACGTGGACAACCTGCGGCCTGGATATGTTTACAGCAATGTGCCCTCTCTCGCGCTGGGTGAGCTGGCCCGCAATCCGTTTTATGGCCTTGGCGTGACCAATGTCTACAACGAACTGGAGGCGATGGAATTTAACGAGGAATTGCTGCCATCCGGCGAGCCGCGTGCGGAGATGAACCTGGTGTTATCGCAGGTTCGATCTACAGAGTCATGGATGGACCTGATCGCCACCTACGCGGAGTGCTTCTGGTTTTTCCTGGACGACGGCATCTACATCAAGCCCGATAGACGCATCACCGCGAAGCGCCCGGCAGGGTGGGAGATGGGCGAGGACGGAGAATTCCTGGGTGACGGGTCGACATGGACGGCGGGCAGCGGCTGGACGTTTTTCGGTGGCGACCTGAACCTGTTTTCCAAAACAGCGGGGGTGGCCTCCTCGATCTCCCAGGCCATGGTCAAGGAGTTTGAATCGGGCGTCACCTACTGCGCAGTTATGGATGTGGGCCTGCGCTCTGCCGGCACTGTGGCGCTGACATTCCAAGGCATCACCGTGATAGCCGCTGTAAGCGCTGCAGGCCGCTACGCCTACGAATGGGTGGCCACAGGCGGGGAAGACGGCCAGACGATCTCCTGCGATGCGGACAGCGCGTTTGTCGGGCTGATCGGCGAGGTATCCATCCGGCGCAAATACTGGCCAGAAACCAGCATCGTGCAGGGATCGCTCGCGCTGTCCGGGGCCCCCAACTCCGACAGCCCGACATCGGTCACACTGCAGTACACTGCGCCGGTTGCAGATTCGCCCAATTGGGGCAGTGCCATGCCGGTGATCGCCACGATGCCGGGGGTGGACACGTCGCTGGTTCCGTTGCTGGACACCAGCATTGATTTCCCGGGCATCACGCGCATCGAGGAAGCCGAGAACAAGGCATTGTCCCGGCTGCTGAGAATGCAGAACGCCGTCTATGCTTCGTGGGTGTCTGCCGATCGTGCGATTGCATTGCGGCGCGGCTTTGTCGTGAACCTGATCGACCCCGAGACCGCCACGGACATGCTCGTGCGGGTAGATTCTGTCACCGCCACCACTGATAACGGGCGCTACCGCGTATCCGGCCAGCGGTACGATGACGAGCACTACCCCTCAGAGACCGACCTACCGGCAGTCGCCATTCCGGTGAACGCGATCACGATCAGCCGGGACGGCGTGGTTCCATCGGGTTGGGCGGCGTACACAGCGGCGGATGGCAAGTACATCAAGTGCGCCGGCACCGGCGTCACCGCCGAATCTACCGGGGGTGCAGCGACCCTGGCCGCAATCACCGGCAATGTGGAACTGGCCGGGGAGCATGGGGATACTGCCGCGCCTGAAATGCTGCCGGTTTACATCGACGGCTTTGTCTCAACTGGCGGCAGCGGGTCAGGCGATCTATACACCGCTACAGAGGAGGACGCAGGCGGCCACCAGCACACCTACGACACCGGCACAATCACTCCCGAGCTGTACACGATTGAATCCGTTCTGGTCCAGAAAATAACCTCCACGGCAACGACGATGCCGGGCAACCTGCTGGTGTTCGGCAAGGCTGGGCTCAAGTTTAGGAATATGACGCGGTGGTTGTACGCGGCCCAGCGACTGCTCAAGGCGGCAGCAACGGCGGCAGCGACAGGGATGAAAGATCAGGCTATCACGCTGACCAGCGGCAGCACAGATGATACCCACGAGCACTACACCCGTTCGGCCACGTCCAGCGGCACGCCGTCATCACCGTCTGCGCAATCGAATATTTACAATTACACCAACGGCGGAGGTGCACACACCCATCTATCCACCATCGGGCTGATCAGGTCGCCGAAAAAATACCGGCTCTCGCTCTACGGCGGAACAGACGATTACGGAATCAGCGAGGGCTGCATGCTCATGTGGCCCAACCTTTCCCTGCCAACAGGTTGGACGCTGTGCAACGGATTATTAGGCACACCCAACCTTGCCGACTATTTCATCGAGATTGCTGCGGAGGGCGAGGAGGATACTTACGAGGGCGACAACACTGTTGGAATTTTCGGCTACACGAATTACTCGGCGAACCACAGCCACCAGGGCACCAGCGATGCCAGTGTGTATAACATCCTCGGCGTCTCACACTCGAATAACTACCGCCATCGCCACCTGATCTACGCCACTGGCTATGACTGGGAGCCCGAGTACTACGCCCTGAGCATGATCATGTACAACCCGGCACCCGTGCCCGGCTATCCTGATGCCCTCCTGCTGATCTCTGGCGGCGAGGCAGACGGCACTACCACGCTGGTGGATGACTCCACGCACGCGCGCACCGCGACGGTCACCGGTGGCACCGGGTCGCTGCAGTACGATGATGCGCAGTTGCTGTTTGGGCGTACCACCGTCAATAC